TCACCGTCGACAAGTACGGCCCGCAGGCCACCGTCTTCAACGGCGAGGCCGGCCGGATCCTCGGCCACCGGCACATCTCCACCATCGCGATCTCGAAGACCGAGGCCGACGGCAAGGTGTCGACAACGGCGAACAACAACACCAAGGGCCAGGTCGTCGCGGTCAACACCCGCGGTTACAAGGTCGGCTGGCGCCGGCGCGTGCAGGTCGAGACCGAGCGTCTGCCCGGCCGCGACCAGACCCGCATCGTCTACTCGCTGCGGCTGGGTCTGGGCCGGTTCACGCCGACCGGCGCGGCCAGCGGCATCGAGTCGACCGCCGTCGCCTACAACGTCACCGTCTGACCTGATCCCCGAGGAGGGCCACACCCGCCGGGTGTGGCCCTTCCGCTTGAGAGGAGCACTGTCGTGCAGATCGACCGCACCATCGCCAAGGGGCAGCTTGTCCGCTGCGGCCCGTTCATGCAGGACAACGTCGCGGCCAGCCAGACCGACGTGCAGCTGCTGATCGCTGAGGTGGCGTCCGCCGCCGGCAACGCGATCGCCGGCGAGATCGTGTCGTTCGCCGGTGAGATCACCGCGATCTCCTGGCTGCTGTCCGCGGCCGGCACCGCGGGCGTGTTCACGATCGGCCCGACTGTCGGTGGTACCGAGAAGACCGCGCTGACCCAGACGGTCGGTACTGCGGCGAGCGGCACGGCCAAGGTTCCCCGCGGCACGATCCCGCTCGCGGTCGGCGACGCTGTCGGCGTCGAGATCACCACCGACGGCTCCTGGGACGGGACATCGTCCGACCTGGCGGTCTGGGTCGATGTGCTGCTCTACCTGGACGGCATCTGATGCCCGCCTTCACCGTGCAGCGCCGGTATGCGGCGTACCGCGACGGCCAGCAGGTCGGCCCGTGGGTCGAGGGCGACCGTATCGAGCTCGAGCAGGCCGACGCGGAGTGGGTGAACCGGGACTCGCCCGGCTGCCTCCTCGCCGCCGCCGGCATCGTCGAGCCCGAGCCCGAGCCGGAGCGGCAGAAGCCGGGAGGCCCGAACCGGCAGCAACGGCCCGGCCGGAACCGGGGTGGCTCGTGAGCGCCGCCACCCAGATCAAGGCCGTCGCGGCGACCGCCGACATCACCACCGCCAACGCCTACCTGCACAGCGTCGTCCTCACCGGCGGATCGGACGCGGCCACGGTCGTCGTCCGGGCCGGCGGTTCGGGCGGCACGGTGATCCTCACGCTGAAGGCCGCGATCAACACGACCGCACCGCCGGCCGTCTTCGGCCGGGCCTACTGCGCCGCGGGCATCCACGTCACGGTCACCGGCACCGCCGCGGCCATCTCGGTCGAATTCGAGTGAGGTGAGCGATGGCCAGCATCCGGGACTACTGCACCGTCGCGGATCTGCGGCAGCACTTCGGCGACGACAACGCGCTGCTGACCACCGCCCTGCTCGAGCGGGCGATCGGTGCGGCGTCGCAGGCGATCGACCGACACTGCGGCCGCCGGTTCTGGCAGGACCCCGCCGTGCAGTCGAAGGTGTACCGACCTGACGACGCCTACGACGCCGACGTCGACGACATCTCGACCACGACCGGGCTGGTCATCGCCACCGACACCAACGCCGACGGCACCTACGCCACCACCTGGGCATCCACGGACTACCAGCTGGAGCCGCTCAACGCCGACACCGACGGTGCCGCACACGCCTGGTGGCGGGTCGTCGCCGTCGACCGGTATCTGTTCCCGGTCCACACCCGCCGGACCACGCTGCGGGTGACCGCGAAGTTCGGCTGGTCGGCGGTTCCCGACGAGATCAACGAGGCGTGCCTGCTGCGGGCCGCGGCGCTGTTCAAGCGCAAGGAAGCCGTGTTCGGTGTGGCCGGCTTCAACGGCTTCGGTGAGGTCCGCATCGGCCGCAACGACCACGACATCGTGTCGCTGCTGCACCCGTTCGTGAAGATCCGCGTCGGGGCCGTCTGATGGCGTCCCTGGCCGCGATCCGTACCGCCGTCAAAACCACGCTCGCCGCGGAGATCCCAACCCTGCACCGCTACGACAAGATCGCCGCCGCGGTGAACACACCGGCGGTCGTCGTCCAGCCGGCCACGACTGACTTCCTCGTCGCGATGGGCCGCGGCACCGACACGTACTACCTCGACCTGCACGTCATCGTCGCCGAGTCGGACGAGATCGTCGCCCAGGCGCAGCTCGACGAGTACGTCACCGGCGCCGGATCGAATTCGATCCGCGCGGCGGTCTTCGCCACCAGGGCCCTCGGCCTGGCGAGCACCGACGCGCACATCGCCGCGATGACGGCGTACGGGGTGCAGTTCGAGTCGGCCCCGCTCGCTCACATCGGCGCCACTCTGCGCCTCGTCGTCCATACCAAGGGAACGGAGTGACCCATGAGCATGATCAAGTTCTGCGAGAACGGCGACAAGCGGATCGCCGTCGGCACGGGCATCCGGCCGATCCGCTGGTGCCGGCCCTGCTACGTCAAGGAGTGCGGCGACCAGTTCCAGGCCTGGAACGTGGTCATCCCGCACAAGGCGCTCGGCCTCGACCCCGAAGACATGGCGATCGCCTGCGCCAAGACCGGCGAGGACATCTCCGCCGGCACGGTGTGGCTCGACCCGGTCGAGACCTGCATCGAGGCGCTGATCTACGGCGGCCTGATCGCAGCCATCCCCGCGGCGGCGCCGGCGGCCAAGGCGAAGACCGGGGCCTGAGGTGGGCACGCACGGGGCGCTCAACGTCACGACGTGGTTCTCGGGCTTCGACATGACCGGGCAGACGAACAACACCAGCCTGCCCATGTCGTACGACGCCCTGGACGCCACCGTCTACCAGCCCGCCACCGTCACCAACCCGTCCCGGGTCCGGGTCGCCGGGCTGGAGGACACCCAGCTCACCGAGGCCGGGTTCTGGGAGGCCGGCGCCGGGTTGCTCGACCCGACCGCGTTCACCGCGCTGGGCGGAGCGTCGCAGGTCGTCAGCGTGTCGAACGACGGCGCCGAGTCCAGCGTCGCCTACATGTTCCGGGCCAGGACGTTCAACTACGAGGCGTTCGCCCAGCTCGGTGAGCTGATCCCGTTCCAGCTCACCGCCCAGTCGGCGCGCGGTACCGGCCTGTCGTCGGTGTCGTCGGTGCGTGGTCGGGTCCTGAAGACCAAGGCCGACGTCAGTGCGACCGGGGCGACCGGCACCGCGTTCCAGCTCGGCGCGACCAGCGCCACCCAGTACCTGTACGGGGCGCTGCACGTGTTCTCCGCCGGGACCACGATCACCGGGGTCATCGAGTCCGACGACAACAGCGACTTCACGTCGGCGACCACGCGGATCACCTTCTCCGGCATCACCGCCGTCGGCGGCACATGGGGCACCCGGGTCGCGGGGGCGCTCACCGACGACTGGTACCGGCTGCGCATCACGGCGTGCACCGGCACGTTCTCCATCGCCTGCACAGCGGGCATCAGGTAAGGAGCAACCATGTCCGCATACGCTGCCCTCGATCACCGGGTCGAGATCAACTCGGTGGTGGTGTCGTCGTTCTGCACCGGCGTGACCTTGCCGATGGAGTTCGAAGCCCTCGAAGACACCGCCTTCGGCGACGTGGCCCGCAGCCGCATCGCGGGTCTCGGTGACTCCACCCTCAGCGCGCAGTTCAACCAGGACTTCGCGGGCTCGGCGACCGACATCACCCTGTACACCGCGCACGCCACCCGCGCGCCCGTGGTGGTCAAGGTGAGGCCGACGACCGCGGCGATCGGCGCGACCAACCCGGAGTACGTCGGCAGCTACCTGCCGAACCAGCACAACCCGTTCGGCAACAGCGTCGGCGAGCTCGCCACCACGCAGATCTCCTGGCCGCTGTCCGACGCCGACGGCATCGCCCGCAACACGGCCTGATGGAGTTCCACATCGGTGGCCGCGCCCAGCTTCATGCGGTCGCGAAGGCGATCCGGGAGACCGGCGACAAAGGCCTCGGCCGGCAGATGTCCCGCGCCCTCGCCAAGACCACCCTCCCGATCCAGACCCAGATCGACGCCGAGGCCGCCAAGGTCATGCCCGTCAGGGGCGGCTACCAGGCGGTCCTGTCGAAGTCGCTGCGGCACAAAACCTCGCAGCGGACCGGATCCCGGTCGGCGACGGTCCGGCTCATCACCTACGCCGACGGCACCGGTGAGCGCCGCGACGTCGAGTCCCTGGAAAAAGGCGAGCTGCGGCACCCCGTCTTCGGCCGGTCACGGCGGATCCGGCGAGGAGCGCGGGCCGGGTCCGTCGACCTGAACCCGTGGGCGGTCACGAAGATCCGGGCCGGGTTCCACCAGCGCGGCACCGACAACGCCGCCGACGAGGCCACCAAGAACCTCGGCGTCGTCCTGGACGACTTCGCCGCCCGACTCGCGAAAGGCTGACCATGCAGCTGCACGTCCCGCGCCGGTTCCGGTACCGCGACCCCGACGACGTCGCCGCCCACGGCGATCGCTGGTGGGTCTGGGACGAGGCTGCGGTCCTCGGGCTGAAGGGCCGCGAGCTGGTCGCGATCGAAGAGGTCGTCGGCTCGGTCATCCGGGTGCTGCGGGGCATCCGCGCGGACTCGACACTGGCCACGATGGCGGCGATGTGGATCACCATGCACCGCGCCGGCCACACCGTCGACTGGGACACCTTCGACCCGATCGTGTTCGCCACCGAATGGGAGCAGGCACCCCCGGACCCTTTGGACGGTGGCGAGGCTCCGGCAGCGGACTCCGACTCCTCGACGGTCCCGACGGAGAACGCGGCGTCGCCTACATCCTGAGCGCGCTCGGGCCCTTCTTCACCTTCCGTGCCGGGATACCGCCGGGCGACCTGCGCGAGCTGACCCTCGACGACATCGCCGACCACCTCGACTGGATCAAGGAACACCCGAAGGAGGGCTGACGTGTCCACCGAAAAGCGTGAGCTCCTCCTCGACCTCCTCGCCCGGGACAAGACCGCCGCAGCCACCAAGTCCGCGGCGAAGAACCTCGGCGACGTCGGCGACGCCGCTGATGACGCCGCCAAGTCAACGGACAAGCTCGGCAAGTCCAGCGAGGGCGCGGCCGCCGGAACCGACAAGCTCGGCAAGAAGGCCGACGAGAACGCCGACCGGATCGGCAAGCTTAACCGCGAGATCGGCCTGGCCGAGAACGAGCTGAAGTCCCTGGCGAAGAGCTTCGCCGACACCGACAACGCGGCCGAGCGCCTCGACATCTCCAAGGCCGTCCGGCGGATGGAGAACGATCTCCGCCGGCTGAACAAGAGCAAGGGCATCCTCGAGGGGATCCTGCCCGACCCGGAGCCGGCCGCGAAGGGCTTCATCTCGAAGCTCGGCGCGGGCATCGCAGGCGGCGGCGCCTCCATTGCCGCCAAGGCCGGCACGTCGGTCGGCCCGGTCGTCGGCGGCGCGATCGGCGTGGCCGCCGCCCCGGTCCTCATCTCCGCACTGAGCTCGGCGCTGTCGGCCGGTGCCGGGTTGGGCGTGCTCGGCGCTGGCGTCATGGCCGCGGTCAAGGCCGACAAGGGGATTCAGGCCGCCGGCGTAACGGCAGGGCAGCGGTTCAGCAAGAGCCTCGGCGAGAACGCGACGACGGCCTTGCGCGGCCCGATCCTGCAGTCCCTGGGCATCCTGTCGGATGCCGGCGACCGGCTGAACAAGGACCTCGGTCGGACGTTCACCGAGCTCAGCGACGACTTGGTTCCGCTAACCCGCAAGATCGTCGGGGCTGGCGAGGCGATCACCGGCTCGCTGCTTTCCTCGGCCCGGGAAAGCGGTCCCGCGCTCGACGGGCTGGGCGACGCGATCACGCTCGTCGGTGACGGGGTCG